AACGTCTAACCAAAGAAGATTTAGTCGAGCGATACAAACAAAGTTTAACCAAAGCTGGGTATGTTGCTCTCGGGGATAATGCCGACATCAACCATGTGTTTACCGGAACCTATGGTAATCTAACTGGCACGTTTGTGGCTCCTGAAACCTACTCCGCGCTTACCGCACCGTTGCGTCTTAACGCTGGGTTCTTGGGCGAGGCAGCAGGGATTATGTCCTACGCTCGGTCCCTCTCTCAAAAGATGACCATTGTTCCGAACCCCGGAGCGCAGGTCCGCAACATCGTTGGCAACATGGGTATGCTGGCAGGCAACGCAAACTTAGGTCGGGAAACGGACTTCTCCGATGTATTCAAACTGTTTACATCAAACTTGGATCGGCTAGACGAACAGGGCCTGAACCGTTTGGCTCGAGTTATTGCTTTAACAGGCGTCGAAGACACCAGCTTAGTTACAAAAGCATTAAAGACGTACAAAGAAGCAGGGAAAGATCTTAGATTCGCTGGGAAGTTACAAGCCGGGGTGGATTCGATTGTTGACCGACTTTTATTCATGCAATTCTTTGAGAACCTGTACGCTAACTCGGACTCTTTCTTTAAAGGAACTGCGGTACTGGCGGAGCAAGACAAGCTGCTGAACGCACTTCAAGCCGCAGGGATCGACGAGTTAAACCCTCAGATGTTAAGAGCATTAGCCGAGAACGGGCTTGCAAAACGTCTGTACAGCGAGATCGCAGACGACTTGACCCCGCTCGAGATTATCGCAGCGGATGCAGTCAAAGACACAATGCCTATCTACCCACGCGTAGGTAAAGCGGTTCGTGGTTTGGATGCGGTGCCAATCTTTGGTAACTTCGTATCCTTTGCCTCGGAAAACATCAGAAACTCAGTCAACACCGTAAACCGTGGTCTTAAAGAAATGTCCTTTGAGATCAGCCCAGCTATTCGTAAGGAGCTCGGAGAAGCACAGTCCGCGGCCCTCGAAAAACAAATCCGTGGCATGGGTGCGCAGCGTGTGGCATCATACATCTCCGTAGCTACTATCATACCGCAAAGTATGACCCGAGCCTCGATGATGGCGACAGGCACCACGCAAGAAGAGATGGACGCGCTTCGCTCACAAGTTCCTGAGTATTTAGACGGGCATGACTTTGTAATTCTTGACAACGACAAGAAGGGTAAGATCGACTACATCGATCTGAGCTACGTTAGCCCGTATGCCTTTGTCCTTGATCCAGCCAAAGCGGCTCTTCAACGGTATCATCAAGCTGGTAAACTTGGAAAGAACGAGGCGCAGCAGATTGCGGAAGGCGCGTTCCGAGGCTTGGAAATGTTTGCCGAACCGTTTGGTGAGGAATCTATGATCTACGAAAGACTTCGGGATGTGCTTCCTTCCAGCGGCATCGGCGGGTTTGGTGTAGGACGCGGTGGTAGATCCCCCACCGGAGCTTTTGTTTACCGTGATACTGATGACATCGGAACCAAGGTTTCCAAAGGCGTAACGCACATCTTCGGCGGAATTATCCCCGCCTATGCGGAACTTGGGGTCGAGGTTCGAGGCGGAAAGTTTGAGCCCGGACGTGTAACTCGTGCTATGACCGGGACCTCTGGTCCTCGAGGCGAAACGTACAACGCATTTAAAGAAGGCGCTCGTTTGGTCACAGGGTTTACTCCCATGCGACTCGACACGCAGAACGACTTTTCGTTTAAAGGTATTGAATACGGAACACGCAGAACGGACGCTAAAACCGGGGCTCAAAGCGTACTTAAACGTGCGGACGCTTCGTTGGACGAGATGAACGAAGCGTGGTCCACATACCTAGACAATCTGTATCGTGAGCAAAGCAAACTATACGCCGATGTCCAAGCTGCTCGGTCCTTGGGTCTGTCCGATGATGATATCCGTCGCAACTTAATTAACGGTGCCAAGCTGGGTAAGCGTGAAGCCAACGCAATTATCGACGGTCGGTTTGAACCGGGCGAGGCAACATCTGAGTTGGCAAAAGAAATAAACAGGTTGCGTCAGGCAGAGGGCCGTGTGTTCGAAGAGGAGACGTTATACTTCGACACATTCAATCAGATGTCACAGGATCGCACTGATCAGCCGTTACGTTACGAAGCTCCATCGGCTCCCACATCTTCTATCCCTGTGTTTGATCCGAACTTGCCCTCAACTCCAATCAATCAACCGAGTGGCTTGCCTGTGTTTGATCCGAACCTTCCTTCGACATTACTTGAAGGTCGAGCTCCGCAGCCTGCTCCCGCCGTTCCAACAGGTCGAGCTAAGTTGTCCCCAAGTTTATTAGGCGACAACCCCATCGATGTCGCCCGGAACATGGAGATCGCTACAGCGTCTCGATAGTCACCTTGATGCCAGAGCCTCCGAACAGACGGACCAGTTCGTCTGCGATGGTCTCTGTTTCTTGGATGATTTCATCGTCCCCAGAAATAGCCGACAGATTTAGGGCCATGCCCACAAAGTCCATCAGCGCCTCTACCTGAACAGGGTGCATGTCTTTTAGTCCAAGTGTCTTTCCAATGTTTGGATCGATCATTCGATTTCTCCCCAATCTTCCTTGATGTCTACGTCTATCTTCGAAGGAACCTTGAGCGGCACACCTGTCTCCATGATCTCCTTAATCCTAGCCGTTTGCTCTGGGCTCTCTATGTTAAAGCATAACTCATCATGAACCGTGAGCATAGGAGTAAGTCCCTCGTTGTAGCAATCGAGCATCGCCTTCTTGGTTTGATCTGCCGCTGATCCTTGGATCAAACGGTTGAGCGCCTTGTAAGTGAATGCCCTCTTAATATCCTTGCCGTACTCCTTCAGAGCTTCCTCGAGAGGTAGGGGTTTGCCTACTCCGAACTTCAGGGGCTCCCAAAGATGAAACCTGCACTTACGGCCCAGCAGAGTGCGTATCTGACCGTTCTTGTCCGCCTGCTTGGTAGCCATGTCCGCAAGCTGTTTAACAAACGGAACCTTACTGCGGTGCCGCTTAATTAAATCCTTGGCGTCTCCCGCAGGAATACCCAACTGATCTGCCAGCTTGGCTACGCCCATGCCGTACATAATCCCAAGGTTCACCGTCTTGGCTTGCTTGCGCGTAATCCCAGCAAGATCCGCTACCATCTGATGCAGGTCAACGTCCCCACTGTTAAACTCGTCCACCACGTTATCAACCACATGACTGCGCAGCGCAGACGGAACGCTCGCTGCAAAGTGAACCAAGAGCCGAGGTTCTTGGCTCGAGTAGTCAAACGACCCCCATTTCATTCCCTCTTCCGGAATAAACAATCCGCGGATCATCTTCTTAATATCCGGATCCCGAGCCGGGATCTGCTGGAGGTTGGGGTTTGAGGACGAAAATCGTCCCGTTACCGTACCGCCCTCGTCCCTGCGGGTGGAGTGCAGTTCCGTATGAATGCGTCCGTTGTGCTCGTGCCGCAGAATGCTGTCGATAAACGTAGCGTCCGCCTTGTCATACTCTCTTAGTTTAACCAACTGCTGGCATACTTCTGCTGGATGGTTGTTCAACCACGCCTTGGTAAACGACGGAGCTCCGCCTGTGGTTTTACCAGTATCCTCGTTTTCTTTAATCTCGGTCCTTGGGTATTCCATGCCCAGCTTATCGAACATCTTTTGGATTGAAGCAGACGCCCAGATGTCCACCTCCATGCCAGCCGCCTTTTCGATCTTGCCGCGCAACAGCTTGGATTGTTTACGGATCAGCTTTTTATTCCGCTCGGCTTTATCCAGATCCACTCGCACCCCTTGGGTTCGCATGTCCAACATACAAGGGATCAAACCGTTTTCGATGTCCCAGATATGCCAGAGTTCCTGATCCTCGAGCTCGATCTTCAGAGCCTGCCACAGTTTAAGCGTAGCCACTGCATCCTGCTCGGCATAGGCCCCCACATATTTAGGTGGCAGCTTGTACATCTCTGCCTTGGGATCAACGCCCCATTCCTTGGCAGCAGCTTGCAGCAGTTTCTCGTTCTTGCGTAGCGCAACAAAATCCCGAGCCATAGCATCGAGGCCAAAGGACCAACGGTTTTCATTGACCAACGCGCCAGTAATCATCGTGTCTATAATCCGACCCTTGATCTCTACGCCCTCGGCTCTCATCCATCCCGCATCGTAGGTCGCGTTGTGCATGATCACGTTCATGTCGGGCACGGACATCTGCTTCTTGAGCCAGCGCATGGTGAACTTGGGATCGAGGTTATGGGAGTTTTCATGACGGATCGGGAAGTACCCTTTGTACTCCCCCGCTGCCACAGCAATCCCTATAATATGCCCGTCCTTGCGAGCCCAGCCCGGACCCAAGGTTTTGATGTTGGGATCATATGTCTCCAGATCCACAGCCACTTCTTTGTAACCCGTAAGATCGGGATACTCCGGTGGAATGTTCCAGTCGGCATCGATCAGATCCAACTCGTTTTTAATCTGGTGGTGCAGCGCACTGCCGAATAAGTTATTTTGCATTCTTTGTTCGCATTCTATCTATGATATCCGAAATACTGCTCTTGTCCCGATCCGTGTGCTCCGCCCCCAAGGCACTGTAACCAGCCTTGTCGATCCACGAATCCTCGTGATCTATAGTCTCGATAAGACGTGCACTCTTTACCCAGTCCATCATTAACGCAACATGCGCCGGGGTCACATGACCGTGGCTCTTCATTGCCCCACTAATAATTACATTCCATCCGGTGGCGATCCGAGAGTGGTTGTCGTATGCGTCACCGTAATCCGTGGCCCTCGGACCATTGATCAGTTCCTTCGCCTCGGCTAAAACCTTATCTCTCTTCATGTCGTTATCCTCTAAACAGGTTGCTTTTCCATTGACACACCTTGTCAATATGTGTGTGGCGTGTGGTAGGACGTACCATTCCCACCTTCTCAACCCACCCTAACTTTCGCAGAGATGCCATCATAGCCCCCCAAACATTATGATGGTGAGGGTCTTTCATCCCTTGCGACCTACAAAACGCACAAATCTTTCCGCCCTCAACAAACTCATGCTCGGACAAATACTTTGCTGCGTTGTCGTAGTATTCCTGTTTCCACTCATCGTTCGCATGGACGTAGGCTCGTTCGATTTCAGCTTCGATAAAATCAAAGCGATCTTGCTCATTGGTCATATCGTGTACCTGTACTTATGGTTGCTCTGAAGAATGTATAGCGTGTGACGCGCTCGGGTTACGCCAACGTAAAACGCTCGATGCTCATCGTCCGGATGATCGCTGTTAACACACGCCGCCGTTGACATCGTGTACACAACGCAGTTGTCATCCTCCCCACCCTTCATCGCATGGAATGTGGACAACTTGATCCGAGGCTCCGACATCAAATCATCGCCTCTT